TTAATAAAGTCCGCTTTAGTAGGCGCGCCTTTAGCCCCAACAGGACGCATCTTTTCACCAGAGCCAGCCGCAATACGTGCTTGCTTTTTATGAATATTTGCATAAAGTCCGGGCTTACCACCACTACTTAAAAGCACAGCGCTCTTAATAACTTTAGGTTGTTTAGCGGGGTTAATATCACCCATGCCACGACTGGCTTTCATTACTTGCCTTTTTTACCGTACATACCGCCACCACACATTTTGGCAACAGCTTCGTGATGAGCCATATGACCAGCTTTGTGTTCAGCAATCATGTCGTGCTGCGATGTGTGACCAGCGCTGTGTTTTTTCATAGCGGCATCGTGGCTTTCAAATTGAGGAAACTTTTCAACGTCTTTAGACATTGATTTTGTTGGTCCCATTGTTTCTTTCATAGCATTTTTCCTTTTGTTTTACCTTTAAATTCACAACCATGCCCCTTTACAGAGCCACCTTTTTTAAGAGTAAGTTTAGTACCCTTACCGCCTTTGTGTTCTTGAGCATCGTGCTCTTTGAACGCTTTCTTAATCATAGCAATGTCTTGTTTTTTATCTTCTTTATCCATCATGCCACCTTTACTAAATTTTTTGCCTTTATCGGCTTTATTAAATTCTTGCCCAACAGACTGCGGAACACCAACTTTTTTAGCAAACGCAGGATTGTGCGCAATTGCCGCCATGAAGTTGTGTTGTTTTTTACTCGTTGATGGCATCTTTTTTTCCTAGCCAACGTTGAACAGTCTTGCTTTCATAAATGCGTAGCAAAGACCAAACAATAGACAACAAAGCGGCAATAGCCGGTAGTATTTCCACGAGAGTTCCTAACACCGTTAATATAGACAAAGCATCTACAACGTGTTTTGCAGGCTCGCTTACGTGTTCAATAATATCTTTCATCAGCATTTCCACCTTTTCAAGCTAGCTGCCTTACGAGTAGGTTTGCCGTTCTCATCTTTCATAGGACCGGGCATACCAGACATACGAGCACAAAACGACTTCTTACGAGGACCACCTTCAGGCTGTGGAGCCTTTAGATTCGAGCCAGTAGCCGCATTATACTTAGCACGACCTTTGGCGGTAAGCCCAGCGCCCTTAGATACAGGCAGCTTTTCACCACGACCAATCGCAAGAGAGACGCCTTTTTTCTTAGCCATATTGAAGAGTCTGAAAGTTAATATTGGTAACAGTTAAATAAATACCGTTTTGAGCCAAAATACCTTCACCAGAAAAAATAACTTGGAACGGTTGAACGGCTGTACCGGTATTGTAGCTAGTTAAAAATTTACCAGTTGAATAAACGCAAGCAGTACTAGCGGCAATAGTTCCAGAATTGATATCTGTAATTGTAAATGTATTGGCGCCGGTAACTGTAATTACGTAGTTTCCAGCAACAGCTGCAACGCCAGAAGCGGCAGCGTAACTAATACCAATATTTTGCCCAGTAGTTAAACCGTGCCCTGTTGAAGTTACAGTAACAGTTGTTCCAGAACGAGCATAAGTAGCCGATACAGGTGCAGTAATTGTATCAAAAACATCAATACTACCGGCTGTACCAGTACCAAGATAAACTAAATTTTTAAGGCGTACTCGACCGGATACCGCTAAACCAGAGCCGCTAAAATGCGAACCTTTTACATCATATTGCATTGTCATAATTAATCTCCTAAATTTTTAAAAAGGGGTCCGAAGACCCCCGGGATTAATTAGTCAAAGTTACCATAAGGGTAAGCAGTTGTAGTACCGATGTTGGTGTCAGGCTGTGTGTACTGTAAAGTAAAGTTGTATTTACCAGTCAAAGACGTACGTGTATCTAAGTTAGTACCAACAATAGCAATAGTTACAACAACTTGAGAGATATTTGGGTAGCCGTTAGCTTGTAAAATATCTGTAGAAGTTGCAGTCTGATTAGTCATTTGAGTAGCTGTAAAAGTAGACAAAGCTTGACGTCCAACAGCAGAAATAGCGCCTGTATTAAAATAAGCGGCGGTCCCAGCAGCAGCTGTGTAGTTGTTAGATACATAAACGGTCTGTGAAGTAATGGCAGCAGTACCGCCCGCTACAGCGGCTAAACCTAAACAATCAACATAAATGTTGTCTAAATCAGCGCCAGTTGGGACGTAAAATACAGCGCCACGATATACGTTAGTGGCTGTATCAGCAGGAATTGTCTGCACTACCGAAGGAAATGTGCTTGCAGAGGGGGTGTAAACTGTGCCAGCTACGTTAGGAATACCATTAGATGCTACAAAAACGCTTGAACCGCCGCTGTATGTGGTGGTACCAGATGTAGTATTAGAAAAGTCTAAATCGACGTTTTGTACTAATTGTGAGTAGCCTACGTTACGTAGTGGGCCAAAACGGTTGTCGCCAGATAAAATCGGGCCTTCAAAAGTGGAACGTGCCATTATAAATTGTCCTTATGCAAAAGATCACTCTTACCAATCGTTGCATCGTCTGCTGGGGCAGTCCGGTAAGAGCATCACCCAGTTAGCCGTAGTATACATGGTTTTTCTGTAAAATGGGTAAAACAGATAAATATTTTGGGGGATTATGGGTAATGAAATTTACAGTAAAAAAAGTGGACATCAGAGTCCCATCAGTTCAAACCACACTACTTTTTCTACAAAGGAAGATACTTCCGGACGATACGCCATACAAACCGGATCGAGGTCATTGGTGGGTTGCGTATGCCGAATGTGGAAAACCTGTAGGCTTTGCGGGCTTGGTCCGCTCGATCAAGTGGACAGATACAGGTTATTTATGTAGAGCGGGTGTAATGGATGGCTTTACAGGACACGGCTTGCAACTGCGTTTAATAAAAGCTAGGTTGGCTCAAGCAAAAAAACTAGGTTGGAACTGGTGCATTACTGATACGACAAATAACCCCGCTAGCGCTAATTCTTTGATCAATGCTGGTTTTAAGATGTATACTCCCGGACAACCGTGGTCTTTTAAAAACGCTTGTTACTGGAAATATAAGGTCGATCCTGATGCCATACAAAGACGTGAACGTAAGAAAACAAAAGCACAAGGAGTACAGCCGTAAGCATTACTTGGCTAACCAAGAAGAAACAATCCAGCGAACTAAAAGCAATAAAGCCGTTCAAAAAGAAGAATGGTACAAATTTAAAGGCGCCCTTAAGTGTACTAATTGCGGTTTTGACCACATAGCAGCTTTGGATTTTCATCACGAAGACCCAAGCCAAAAAGAATATAACGTAAACCGACTAGTGTCAAACGGACAATTTAAAAAAGCGTATAAAGAAATAACTAAGTGCATAGTTTTATGCGCCAACTGCCACAGAATCCATCACCACAATGAAAAAAACCCAGCCTTGTGAGCTGGGTTTTTTGTAGGACAAGTCCGATTAGAACGAGCCAGAAGAGCCAAAGACTCCCAATGGATCAGACCAACCAAAGCTATAACGCTCGCGTGATTTGTAGCGTACGTTACCTGTATCGAAATCGCCATCCATGCTATTTTGCAGCGGAGTGCGCTCGAAGTGCTTCAAGCCATTAGGTACATCGGTTAACAAGAACCAAGCATTTGTATCGGTCAAGAAGTGGTTAACTGTGTAACCTTCTGGAACGGTGCCGTTGTTCTTAATTGCGTTAATGTCATTGTTAGTTGTACCAACACGGAGTGTGGTCTCTAATAGACGTGTAGCAACGAACATCAATGCTGGTGGGATAACCAATTTACGTGGCTTAGCAGCGATCAACAGACCACGCTCGTCAACCCAAGCAGCGATTTGAATTGTAGCGGCTTCTAAAGAAGTCTCATTCAAGTCAGATTGGGTTGAGAATGTGTTGCTGTTTGTACCGCCAGATACCAATGGGTGAGAAGTACTGAACAATGGAACGCCATCACCACCGTAGTAGGTAGCGCTGTTTGTGAAACCGTTGTTCAATACAGAAGCTGCTTTAACCTGCTTGGTGTATGACATTGCACGAGCTAGTGCTTTGGTGTAACGAGCAGACAATGAGTCATACAAGTTATCTTCAATAGCTTCTTCAGTAACTGAGAAGCCCAAAGCGATAGTTTCGTGTGTATAGCGAGCTGTGAAAGCTTCTTGCGCATTGTCATAAGAGATTGCGCCGCCTTCG